CAGGCCATGCAAGAGGTCAAGGATGCCGAGATGACTCGCAAGATGCGGGAAGCCCGCCGTAAGTTCTACAGTCAAGGTAAATAGGAGATCTGAAATGATGCAGTGTCGCGGTATGGGTGCCGTCACCAAGAAAGGCAACAAGCCGAAAGTGATGGCCAAGGGTAAGAAAGTGCCGGGTAAGATCAAGGGCTATGCCATGGGCAACGAGGCTCGTCCCGAGATCGATTACGAAGCTATGGGAATGAAGGGTGTTTCCAAAGGCATGCGTGATGCGGTTGCCGGTGGTCGTCGTATGGCCAAAGGCAAGACGGTTAAGCGCAAGATGAAAGGCAAGAAGGTTTACTAAGTGACTACCAGCGCAACAGCGACGTTCAATCTCGATCTCAACGCCATCGTTGAAGAGGCGTTTGAGCGTTGTGGCGCTGAACTCAGATCGGGCTACGACCTGCGGACTGCGCGGCGTAGCCTGAATCTGATGTTAATGGAATGGGCTAACCGGGGAGTCAATCTCTGGACGGTGGAACAAGGTAGCCAAGTTTTAACCCCTGGAACTGCCACCTACAATTTGCCCGTTGATACGGTCGATTTGCTGGAGCATGTGATTCGCACCGGCACTGGTCAAAACCAAACTGACATCGATATCACTCGTATTTCAGTTAGCACCTTTGCGTCCATCCCGAACAAGACCGCCCAAGGTCGTCCGATTCAGGTTTGGATTGATCGCAAGTCGGGCCAGACTAACGCTGCCAGTGTAGTCCAGTATCCTACCTTTACGGTATGGCCAGTCCCTGATAACAGCCAGACCTACACCTTTGTGTATTGGCGCTTGCGTCGCATGCTAGATGCTGGCACTGGCGTGACCAATCAGGATGTGCCGTTCCGGTTTCTGCCTTGCTTGGTAGCAGGGCTTTCCTATTTCTTGTCGGTGAAGATCGCACCGGATCGCATGGTTGCATTAAAAGCCATGTACGATGAAAGCTGGGAGCTTGCAGCTGGCGAGGATCGCGAAAAGGCTGCGGTGCGTTTCGTTCCCCGACAACAGTTCTTGACGGGCTAAGCCATGCCGGTGCCTTTTGCATCAGGCAGGCATTCGATAGCCGAATGCGATCGCTGTGGCTTTCAATACAAACTCAGCGAACTGAAAGAGCTGGTCATCAAGACGCAGAATGTCAACATTCTGGTCTGCCAAGAATGCTGGGAACCCGACCAACCGCAGTTGTCTCTGGGTATGTACCCAATCGAAGACCCGCAAGCGGTTAGAAACCCTCGCCCAGATACCAGCTATTACGCTGTCGGAGCCAATGGTGCTGGAGGCAGTCGCATGATTCAGTGGGGATGGAACCCTGTTGGCGGCGCTAGAGCGTGGGATAATGGTCTTACGCCAAATGACTTAGTAGCCACTGGCGGTGTCGGCACTGTCACCGTAAGTACAACTTGAGATAACCATGAACTACGCACAATTAAGCGCCGCTATCCAAGAGTACTGCCAGTCGACGGAAACGTCGTTTGTGGCAAACATTTCGACCTTTGTTAAGCAAGCCGAAAAGCGCATCTACAATATGGTGCAGTTTCCGGCGCTTCGCAAGAACGTGACGGGTACCACCGCTGCTAACAATCGATACCTTGCATGCCCTGATGATTTCTTGGCGCCGTATTCGTTGGCAGTAATACTTGCTGATGGCAGCTATGAGTATCTGCTGAATAAAGATGTCAACTTTATTCGCGAGTCCTATCCAACACCAACGTCCACTGGCGTTCCAGCTTATTACGCCTTGTTTGGCCCTCGATCTGATAACGCCACCGAGTTGACGTTCTTACTGGGGCCGACGCCAAACAATGTCTACACAATGGAACTCCACTACTTCTTCTACCCCGCCTCCATTGTGGATACGGGTACGAGTTGGCTTGGCGATAACTTTGATCCTGTTCTTCTCTATGGTTCGCTTGTCGAGGCGTACACCTACTTAAAGGGTGACCCAGATCTGCAAACTCAGTACGAGAATAAGTACAAAGAAGCTATCCTACTTGCCAAGCGCCTTGGCGATGGCATGGAACGTCAGGATGCTTATCGTAGTGGCCAAGCAAGGATTCCTGTGACATGAGTGGATTTAGTGGCGGTATGCAGATCGGCCCAGTCAATGTGTTTACCACGCAAAATCGTGGATTCACTGCAGAAGAGATTGCAGATAGGGCGTTAGACAAGATCATCTACGTGGGTGATCAGAGCCATCCTGCCATATTGGAGCAGGCTAAGGCTTACAAGGAATACATCAGAGATGTATTGGTTAAGTACTTGAAAGAAGCTCAGCAAAGCGAACGCACCACGATTTGTGCCAAGCTCACTTTGCAAGGGCATGGTGATTTGGCAAAGATCATAGGAGAACTGTAAATGGCCATCAGCCAAGCAATGGCGACCAGCTTTAAGGTCGAGATCCTCAACGGTATTCATGCTTTCGGCACCACGGTAACTCGCGGTTCCACGACTGCTGACACGTTCAAGATTGCACTGTACACCTCGTCAGCATCTCTTGATGCTTCGACTACGGCGTATTCAGTTACGAACGAAGTGAGCGGTACTGGTTATAGCGCAGGTGGTAACACTCTAACGGTCTCTCAAGTCCCGACATCGAGCGGCACGACCGCGTTTTTGGATTTTGCAGACACGACTTGGAGTGCTGCCACGATCACGGCCAACGGCGCCTTGATCTACAACAGCACCCAATCTAACAAGGCAGTAGCAGTACTTGCGTTTGGTGGCGACAAAACCTCCACCGCTGGTGACTTCACGATCCAGTTCCCGACTGCTGACGCGTCGAACGCGATCATCCGAATCGCTTAATTAGGTAGCGTCCATGGCTGACGCTATCGTCGCCTTTGAAGGCTGGGGTGCCTCCGGCGTAGGCTGGGGCGAGCAGGGCTGGGGCGTTGGCTCCGGCTCTAATATCCAGGCTACGGGCGGCGTTGGCACTGTTGGCGTTAATGCCACTGCTGTAACGGGGGTTACAGGTGATGCTGTCTTGGCATCACTTGGTGATGAGTCAGTTATTGCATCCGCCAATGTGTTCCCGATTGGCGTTGAGGCTAGCGGCGCGGTTGGTTCTGTATTTGTCGCTACAGATAATGTCGTATCGGTTACCGGCGTATCTGCTACAGGCGAAACCGGAACCGCTGTTGTTAGCGCCGATGCAATTACCCTAGTTTCTGGGGTTCAGGCAGCTGGGCAGACAGGCTCTGTAGCGATATCAGGAAAGTCAGTTGTTTCTGCCACCGGCGTTCAGGCAACCGCCAGTGAAGGCACTGTATCGGTAAGAACACAACAGCTGGTCAATGTAACCGGCGTGTCTTCGACTGGGAATGTTGGAGATGCGGTAGTTCTAGGGGCTGCCACGGTAACTGTTTCTAATGTTAATGGAACGGTTTCTGTTGGTTCTGTATCTGTCCAAACCGACCAGATACTCAGTGTTACAGGTGTAGAGTCGACCGTATCGTTAGGAACGGTTTCTGTTGCGCTTGGAATTAAAGTTAGCGTAACAGGCGTTTCGGCTACTGCAAATCTTGGAAGTGTAACGGTAAAAGCCGGGGCTACTGCGGTGGTAACCGGAGTTCAAGCTCAAGGCATAATTGGTTATTACATATCTTGGGGTCTAGTGGACACCACTCAAATCCCAAATTGGGTTGACATAAACACGACGCAGACTGCTGGTTGGGGTAATATTTCCACCGCCCAGTCGCCTAATTGGACGCAGATTGCTGCATAGAGGTAATTGAATGGCAACGTACAGCAACATTGGTATTAAGCTGATCACCACGGGTGACGAAAGCGGCACCTGGGGTACCAGCACCAACACCAACTTCTCAGATGTCCTCGATGAGGCCATTGCTGGCGCAGTCACGTACAACATCTCCAGCGATGCTGATTTTACGCTGACGGTATCTGATGGCACCTCTAGCGATGCACGTCACGCTGTTATCAAGTTTACCTCAACCACGCTAACAGCAACTCGCACTTGCACCTTTGCGCCAAACGACCTGCAAAAGACCTGGGTCGTCATTAACGCCACGACTGGTGGGCAGTCCCTAATATTCAAGCAAGGCTCCGCAGGGGCCACTGTCACGGTACCCAATGGTGAGAGTGCCATCATTTATTCTGATGGCGGTGGAGCCAGCGCAGGGGCTATTACGCGCGTTCTGGATAGCTTCACAAACACCAAGATTACAACCGGCACATTGAATGCCACGACCTTGGATTTGACTAACCTTGAAGTGACGAACATCAAGGCTAAAGACGGCACGGCTGCTGCCTCGATTGCCGACTCCACAGGTATTGTCTCGCTCTCTGCTAACCCTATTCTCTCCGGCGGCACCGCCAACGGCGTCCTGTATCTGGACGGCTCCAAGGTGGCGACGAGTGGGTCGGCGCTGACGTTTGATGGCAACGGCGCAGTTATATCAGTCAATTCTAGTTCAGACGCTCTGCGTATCACGCAGGTCGGTTCTGGTAACGCGCTGTTGGTTGAAGATAGCGCGAACCCGGATGCGACTCCGACCGTGATTGCCGCAACCGGCAACGTCGGCATCGGTACGACGAGTCCGGCGACAAATTTGAGCATTATTGGAACAGGCATACCAGACGCTGGTAGCGTTGGCGCGTATCAAGTCAGCGTTGATAACAATGCTGCCTATAACGCAAATCCTCAAGGCGGCATCATTCACAGATTTAAGTGGAGCAGCGCCGGGACATTGACGACTGGCGCAGGCATTAGATTTTACAAACCAAATACCAATGATAGCGACGCTTCTTCGCAGATAGGGTTTATTGTCAGATCGGGGATTTCTGCACAATCCCAAGCCATGACCCTTGACTCCTCCGGCAACCTCGGCATCGGCACGACGAGTCCGGCAAGCAGACTTGATGTTAGAAATACCGGCGGCACATACGACAAAGGCATTAGCATACAAACCGCTTCGGCTGGAAACATTGGTACGATTTGGACTTCACTCACCGATTTGAATATCGGTATTGCTGGCGCGCATAAGTTTACAAACTTTGATGGTTCCGCGACGCGCATGACCCTTGACTCCTCCGGCAACCTCGGGCTGGGCGTGACGCCGAGTGCGTGGAATACCGGCGCTTTGCAAATTCGCAATGCAAGTTTCTGGGGTCTAACAGGCTTACCGACATTTAGCAGTGTTGGCGCAAACTACTACTACGACGGAACATACAAATACATCAGTACCGCTCAAGCAACTGACTACTATCAATTCCTTGGGCAGCACCTTTGGCGTACCGCAGCCTCCGGCACCGCAGGCAACGCGATCACGTTCACGACGGCGATGACGCTGGATGCGTCGGGCAACCTGACCGTTGCAAATGGCGACATAACCATCGGTACAAACGGCAAGAAGTTGTACACCAACTACATTGCCAACAACAGCGGCACTAACCTCAATTTTGACGCAGCAAATTTTCTTTTTAACACCGGCAACCTCGGCATCGGCACGACGAGTCCGTCTACAAGATTACACGCAAAAGGAACTGGCGGCACGATTGCCACGTTTGAACGCGACGCATCTGGAACGATTGCTTATTTTAATCGCAATGCGGGAAGTGGAAACGCAGGCGCAATCATTGGCGCAGATTCAGTTGGCGGATATTTTGCTGGTGGCAATAACACCAACAACATGGTTTATTTGGATTCAGTCAATAATCTTGCACAATTTTTTATCAACAGCGCCGAACGCGCACGCATCACGTCGGGTGGAAACCTCCTCGTCGGCACCACGACGGACGTATCGGGACTCACTGGCGTCATTTCGGACGTGTCGGGCAACGTCAGAGCGATCCCGCAATCGGGATCGGACAAGACGACTTCCTACACGTTGGTCAAGAGCGATGTCGGTAAGTTCATCGGCGTCGGCTCTGGCGGCAGCATCACCGTACCGGATGCGACGTTCGCGACTGGTGATGTGGTATCCATCTTCAACAACACCACGGGCAACGTCACGCTGACGATGACGATCACGACGGCGTATATCGGCGGTACCAACACCGACAAGGCCACCATTACCCTAGCAACACGCGGCGTCGCGACGATCTTGTTCATCAGCGGCACGGTGTGCGTGGTCAACGGTAACGTGAGCTAAGAATATGTCTGGGATTATGCAACTGTTATTGGGTCGCGCTGCGGGCGGCCTAACCTCCGTTGAATACCTTATCGTTGCTGGCGGTGCTGGTGGCGGCAGTGGCGGTCAATTTCAAGACCTTACTACTTATCAAGGCAATTTTCTTTTTTCTGGCGGCGGTGGCGCTGGTGGATATAGAACAGGGTCAGCTAGTGTTTCTACGGGAACAAGTTACACCATTACTGTTGGCGCGGGCGGCAGCGCCGGTGCTAATGGTTCAAATTCATCTGCCTTCAGCATTACTTCAACAGCTGGCGGTACCGTTGGTAATACTGGTGGTAGCGGCGGCGGCGGTGCTGCTCTTGCAATAAGCGTTTCTCCTACTTCAGATTATATAAACAACAGTTTTACCAGCACTGGCCCCGGAGAAGGCACTTCTGGTCAAGGATTTATTGGTGGCCTTTTTAATGTTTTTACCTTCGTAAATATAAACGGTAGTTTTACTGGCGGTGGCGGTGGTGGCGCTTCAGAAGCAGGCGACACAGATGGCGGTGGATATGGCGGCGATGGGTCAACATCATCTATTAGCAGCTCATCAGAAACTTATGCAGGCGGCGGTGGCGGCACTACTTATGAAGGATTTAGCCAAGCCTCCGGTGGGGCTGGCGGTGGCGGCAATGGCGGTGCTGGCACAACAGCGGGGTCTGCGGGAAGCGCAAACACGGGCGGTGGCGGCGGTGCGGGCGGTTGCCCGCAAGCGCAATACCCCCCATACGGCAGCGTTAGCGGTGGTAATGGTGGGTCTGGAATTGTCATCATTCGTTATCCCGATTCGTTCCCATTAGCCGCAAGCACGACTGGATCGCCTACGGTAACCACAACGGGCGGTTATCGTATCTACAAATTTACCGGCTCTGGCTCAATTACTTGGTGACGCATGGCTCACTTTGCACAACTTGACGCAAACAACGTCGTAACCGAAGTCATCGCAGTTAACAACGCGGTGGTGGAAGATTTGCCGTTTCCCGAATCTGAACCGTTAGGCGTGGCGTTTTGTCAGTCACTATACGGCGCAGATACGGTGTGGAAACAAACTTCGTATAACAACAAGTTTCGCGGCGTGTATGCAGGCATTGGGTTTTTGTACGATGCAAATGACGATATTTTTATTGCGCCAATGAAAGAAACCGTTTTGATGGAAACAAAGCCCACGGTAACGCCGTAATGTTTTTCAACAAGCAGAAAAAACTAGCGTTTGTATTGCCGCCTAAATGCGGTACTCACACGTTGCGTAATTTTTTTCAACATTCGTGGTGGCACTATTTACCGCCCGGTCACGGAACGCTAGATAAGTTCATTGCAAAGTACCCAAACCTTGCCAACTACACGGTTTATGGGTTTTTGCGTGACCCGCTGCTGCGCTTTGAAAGTTCCTTGCGTCACATTTACCGAGTGCGTCAGCCTAAAGGCGCATTAGACGGCGTTCAGTTTGAGTCATACGAACACATGATTAGTCTGTTTCCCGCTTTGCTAACGCACCATGAAATGCTGCTCAAGCCGCAAAGTGACTGGCTTGCCGACCCCCGCGTAACGGTTCTGGATTTCCGTAACATTGAGACGGAATTACAGCGGATCAGCGAGCGGCCAAATGTGCCGGTGCGCCGACTAAATAGCAGCGATGGCGAATGGAAAAGCGTCATCACGCCTGCCGTAGAGGA